CGAAGCCGAGGCCGGGGATGTGCAATACCTCGTCCCGGCGAAGGGTTACCATGCCGCCGCGCGGATCGAGGCGGTTTTCCTCCGTGTCGCGCCGGTAGATGTAATACAGCTCGCCGTTTTGCGCCCTATCCACATCCATCTTGTTGGGCAGCAAGGGGTAAAGGGCGAGCACGCGCCCGCGCCCGTCTCGGATGATCTGCGCATAGGCATTGCCCCAAATAAGGAGATGGTTCATCAGCGTTTCTCGAAACGCAAAGGAAGTCATCTCGGGATTCGGCTCGTCGTGGAGCAAATAGTAAAGCGGATGGCTGATAACCTTCTCCTTACCGCCATCCGCTTTGTATTGGTAAATATGGAGCGGCAGCCCCGCGATTGCCTCGGCCAATATCCGGACGCAGGCATATACTGCCGTGGTCTGCATGGCCGTCCGTTCGTTCACGGACTTGCCGCTGGTCGTGCCGCCGAACAAAAAACTGACTGCACTGCCAAGCCGGTTCTTCGGTTTATCCCGAGACCGGAACAATCGGGAAAACACGCTCATAAAATCAACAACCCCCTCTCATCGTAAATTGAAGCGCCATCACCGTCGCCGCCATGCCGCAGCGCACGGTCCAGCGCCATGATGGTCGCCACCGCGCCGTCGATTTTTTCCGTGGATTTCTCTTTATCCGGTTTCACGTTACCTGCCGGATCCGTCTTGATGAAGATGTTGTCCATCATCCACCGAAGCGCGGGATGCCCGCCGTGAGCAATTTTTTCTTCCAGCGTAAGCTTCATGAGTTCCTTCGTCGGGGGCGACATATCTTTAAAGCCCTGACCGAACGGCACGACGGTGAAGCCTAAACCTTCAAGGTTCTGCACCATCTGCACGGCACCCCAGCGGTCGAAAGCGATTTCCTTAATGTTGTACTTCACCCCAAGCTCCTCAATAAAGCTCTCGATGAAGCCATAATGCACCACGTTGCCCTCCGTGGTCTTTAAATAGCCCTGCCGTTCCCAAATGTCATATGGCACATGATCACGCCGCACCCGCAGGTCGAGGTTATCCTCCGGAATCCAGAAGAAAGGCAGTATTTGATATTTGTCGTTTTCATCCAGCGGAGGGAAAACCAGAACAAAGGCCGTGATATCGGTGGTGCTGGACAGGTCGAGGCCTCCATAGCAGATGCGTCCGCGTAGGCTGTCCGCATCGATGGGGAACGCGCATTTATCCCACTTTTCCATTGGCATCCAGCGTACCGATTGCTTGACCCATTGGTTCAAGCGGAGCTGCCGGAATAGGTTTTCCTCGGCAGGATTCTGGCGAGCGTTTTCAAAGGCCACCCGCAGTTTTTCAATATCCACGGTGATCCCGAGGGATGGGTTGACCTTTTTCCATAAGATTTCTTTTGTCCAGTCCGCGTTGTCCGGCGCGCTGTAAATGACCGGATAAAAGGTCGGGTCCACCTTGCGGCCCTGCAAAACATCCTCGGCCTTCTGATGTACCTCCCAGCAGATGGAATGGCGGTCGGTGCCCGCCGTTGTAATTAGAAAGAAAAGCGGCTGCTTTCGCGCGTCGCCGGACCCGTGCAGCATCACGTCGTATAAATTCCTGTTCGGCTGGGCGTGCAATTCATCAAAAACCACGCCATGGACGTTCAGTCCATGCTTCGTATAGGCCTCAGCACTCAGAACCTGATAAAAGCTGCCAAGCGGCTTATATACCAGCCGCTTCTGCGACAGCATGGGCTTAATCCGGCTTTTGAGCGCGGGGCACTGTTCCACCATGTCGACCGCCACGTCAAACACGATGGACGCTTGCTGCCGATCAGATGCGCAGCCGTATACCTCACCGCCATGCTCAAAATCCCCGCAGGTCAAAAGCAGGGCGACAGCTGCCGCAAGTTCTGATTTTCCCTGTTTTTTGGGGATTTCAATGTAGGCCGAGTTAAACTGGCGAGACCCATTCGGCTTCAAGATGCCAAAAATATCGCGTATGATCTGCTCCTGCCAGTCGATCAGCTCAAAAGGCAGACCATACCATTCGCCCTTCGTATGCTTCAAGCAATTGATAAAAGAAACGGCGACATCCGCCGCCTCTTTGTTGTATACTGAACCATTCGCCATGAACCCCGTGGGCTTGTATCGCTTGAGCTTCCGCAGCGCCGCCGCCTCCTTTCTAAAAATGGGCAAAGAAAAAAGGAACCTCTTTCGAGGCTCCTCATATTGTTTTTGCCGTTACTTGGGGTTATTTTGAATTGCACCGTTCCATGACCTTTTTGTATTCGCGGTCAAGAACCTCGGTGAATTCGTCCTCGGTGATGTCGGTATCAAGATTGACGTATCTCGTTTCCAGCAACCGGCGGATCTGCCGTTTATTCATACCGGACATCGCGCATTCCTGAACGTCACCGATCAGCGTGTGCAGCTTTAGCTCTTTCATCGTCAAGTCGTTTCTCATTTTCGTTTCCTCCGTATAAATGGCTGTTTGCCTTTGGCAGGTCACATGATACCTCTGGGGTATGGGGATAGCAAGGCAATTCGCCCCGCAAATATACAGAAGATAATGGAGGGGAATTGTGTACATTTCCAGCGCCTTCAACATGAAAAAAGAGCCTCCTCAGAAGCTCCTTAGCGGTTTCCGCCTAATTCTATTTCGCCCGCTCCAGTAAATCCCGAATCGCTATCGGGTCAAGTTTGCCGTGCCAGTTGCCGGTCAAATAATCCTGTATCGTACCCCATCCATCGACGTCGACGCGAATCCGCGCGTTGATTACATGACCGTCTTTCAAACGCACCGCAGCGCGAAACGGCTCTTGTGCGGCAATCGTCTCCCAAAATTCAGCGGTGGGTAAGTCGCCCAGGTATTCCAGTACGGCGGCCAGTATTTCCTTATCGGCGGCTTTCGTCGGTTTGATGTCCCAACCTCTGTCGTAATTAAGAATGCTGGCCTTAAAAATATTCGCGTCGGCCTGCCGCTTGCTTTCATCCCAAATCATCAGCTTGCTCACGCGACCTTCGTTGATGCCGAAGCGGGAACTCTCATCGAAAACTTTCGCCTGAAACCGGAACCCGTCTATCATGCCGTCGACCCATCCATCGCGCGTATATTTCGCTTTTATCGTGTGCTTTTTCATCCTCGTGCCCTCCTGTTTTTGGTGTCTGCCCCTTTGGCAGGTCACATGATACCTCTGGGGTGTGGGGATAGCAAGGCAATTCGCGCCGCAAATGTACAAAAGATAATGGAGGAAAATTGTGTACGTTTCCGGCGCTTCCGGCATGAAAAAAGAGCCTCCGCAGAAACCCTTTTGATTTAAACCGTCTTGGCTTTTTCGTACTGCTCCCAGCAGGACGCTCTGTTTGCATAATGAGGACATTCGTAAATGTAACTGCCCACCCTGCAATCTTCACATCCCTCAACGAGATTATCATGGTACAGTAAATTAGGACAGTACAAATCCTTGATGGGAAGAGGCGGGCACCCGGCCAACCACTCCTCGTATCCACATCCAAACTGCGAAAACCGGATGGTCTCGCCGTTGTCCAGCGTTTTATCCTCAGCGGATATCACATAACCACCGCCCGACTCATAAACCCGGCGCACGTTATTCCTTCGCTTCCGACCGGTAAATTCGTTGTATGAAAAGGTGACTGCACCGGAACCCTTGCAGGCATAACAGACAACGGCAGCGCCGTCCCTTTCGCAAATTCCCTGATAAAGCCCCGTGCCGCCGCATTTCGGACATTCTATTTTAATGGTTTTCAATTTCCGTCCCTCCTTACACGATGCGCACGATGAACTTGAAATCGCACCGGTGAAGGCCGATCAGAAAATCCCGCACGACACGCAGGCCATCCTGATCGTAGCCCCGTCCGTCCACCCATGTGCCCGCGTCCTTGTGGAAGGGACTGAGCCGCATGTTTTTCTTCTGGTAGCAAACCTCGTCGCCTGCCTTCAAAGCATAACCGTTGCCCTGCTCGGTAATATGGACAGTCATGCGTGCGCCCCGGGGCGCATAGGTCATTTCATTTTCGATTTCAATAAATGTGTGGGCGTAAACCGTCCTACAATCAATCTCTTTCATGAAAACCCCTCCAATGGTTGCCTTTAGTGGGACACATGATACCTCTGAGGCGTGGGGATAGCAAGGCAATTCTCACCGCAAATGTGCAGAAGATTGTAAGTATGGATTATGTACTTTTTCGGCATAAGAAAAGAGCCTCCGAGGAAGCTCTCTCTCAAATGGATTCCTATTCGCCGATTTGCCTGCGGCGAAAGCTTTAGCGCTTGCCTGTCAGGATGAACTCTGAATACCTCTCGGGATATTCCTCAATCAGTACCACCAGCTCATAGAACTGCCTGCGATGCGCCTCGTGCTGCACGCCTTTGGCGTCAAACATATTGATCACGCCGGATTCCCGGATTGCTGTGATCTGCTCCACAATCCTATCGGTAATGAGCGGTATCTTGCCCATCGTTACACCTCTTCCTTCCTTATAATAAATATAGAACGCTTGGAATCGCGTACTGCCTTGGCAAGGATGGAAAGGTCGAAACCTGCATCCATATATCCTTCCCTTATCACATCGTAGTAATACCGGCTCGGTACGCCGAGGGGCCAGCCTTCGTTCATGATATACACCATCGCTTCAATCCATTTACCCTTGAGCCGCACCTTGACCGTTTCCTTGCGGTAGAGCCGCGGGTATCCCTCGTACCGGTCGAGCGCCGCCTCATCCCGGGGCGTGATTTCCCAAAGCAGCACCGGAACGCTGCCGTTCTTTTCTTTCTCGACGGTTGCTACCGCGCCGCCGCCCCCGCCCCGGAACAAAAGCTGATAGCCGGTGAGTTTCGCGCCGCCCAGCACCTTTGCGGTGGGGCAACGCTGCGCCATTTGTTTCATATTGAGATTGCTTCCATATGCCAAATAAATCGTGCCATTTTCCTTATTCATAGAAACCTTCCTTCCTTGCGCTGACCGCCCGCAGGGTGCCCCGGGGCGCGCCTTATTCATAAAAGCCAATAAACCATCCGACCGACCGGCATGCCGCCGCAGGGGGCGGTTGCCCGCCCCCGTTAGCCCGCTTTATCTATGCCGCCATCCGAAATCGCCACGCTGCATTTCCGTCGAGGTGCTTGCAAAGGTGCTCACGGCAGTTTGCAAATTCCTCTCCGATCAGCCCGATGCGGTTGAGGTAGGTGCGCAGCGCGAATTTCTCGTTTTCAACCTGCGGTTTCTTGCTGCTGGCGCATTTTTGCGTCAGCGCCTGATGGTTAAGCGCCAAGGCAAGGACAATGTAACTGCGTATTTTACCCGCGTGAAGCTCACTGTTGAAACCCCGAAGTTCCACCGTATGATTCCCGTTAAAAAAGCTGTGCAGGTTCAAAAAATGATACCGGCTGCTGTGGTAGTGGGTGCTCCTGCCGCCGTTGTATCCTTCGTACCAAACGCTCTCGATGGCCGCCATGGTCTTGGGTTTCCTGCGGTTCATCCGCTCAACCAGCGCCGCGTCCATCTTTTTACAATACCGCATCCTGTCCGGCGCAATCTGCAACGCTTTGTAGAAAAGGTCATTTTTGCTGGCGATGATGTTCATGAAGTTGCGGATGCTGCGCGGCGTGTGGTGCGCGCCGTCCAAGTGGATGTGGATGCCGCAGGAGGTGTTGGCGAAACCGCCCGCCTTGCGAAGCCTGCGAATCAACTCCTGCAAGGTGTCGATATCCTCGCGGTAGGTGAGGATGGGGCTTACCAGCTCGACGCTGTACTCGCTGCCTGCGTTGACGATCCGCCCGCGTTCCTTTTTTTGCGTCGTGATGCTGCCGTCGTTAACGAACTTCCATGTGCGCCCGTCCGGCCCGATGACGTCCTGCCCTGTGCCAATCCTGCCGCCTAGAAACTCCGCAGCAACCTTTGCCGCCTGAGTTTTGGTGATGCCGGTGAACTCAACCTCGATCCCGAATCTCTCTGTAAACATGCTTGCTACCTGCCTTTCAAAGTGTGTTTTGCTTTTCGCAGGTACATTAATCACTCTGAATGCACAGGATAGCAAGGCAATTGTGTGGGGATTACCGCTGATTTTTCAACAAGCTTTTGCGGAGGGATTTGTGTACATTTGGGCGGTTTACAGCCGCCTGATCACGTCCTCTCCATAGGCCGCGCCGAGCGACGAACCGCAATCCCAATTCACAAAGACGGTGCCAATATCATCCACAGACGCGACGGTTCCTTGATCGCCGGGCTTTAGTTTACTGTAGGGATCGTTCATGCGGACAAGCTCGACGCGTGTCCCTGCCGGGTATTGCTCCCGCAGCCGGAGGACGATCTCTTTATGAGGAAAGCTGTTATTCATTCCTAAGCTCCTTTCCCGGATAGTAGGCGGCGAATTTTGGATAATCCGTGCCGTCCGGCATGATCAACACACCATCCGTTTTGCCTCGCTGCAGAACCAAAAGGCAATGCCACACGCCATCCTTATCGACACGGCAGATCCATTTGTTTTCCTCAATGAACCAGCGGTCGACGCATAGATCGGTAACAAGGTTCTCAAAGTCGATTCGTGCGAGGTCAATGATTTTTTCAATTACAAACGGTTGCCGTTGATCCAGCCGATGAGGGCGGATCAAATCCTCCATCCGGAAGGGTTGCCTCACGAAAAAGGCGGTGTTCTGTAAATCATTCTGCATACCCGTCCGCCGCCTCGCCGTCTTGCCGCTTTACAGACCCGCTCCAGAATATTTCCGGAACTTCGATGTTCATGCCCTTGAAAATGAACTGAAGGGCGTCCGCAAAACCGGCACGGTAATAATACCGGGTTTCTTCGCCGATCTGTGCGGATAGGGCGTTGTCCATATCCATCCACAGCGGCTTCTGTTCTTCCGTAAGCGTTGGAACAAGCAACTCCAAACAGGATTCAAGCTGTCCAATCACCTCGGATACCGCGTCCGGTGCGTTTGATCCCAAATCATCCATGCGCTGGGTGACGAAATCCTCGAACGCCTCATCAAATAGCGCGCCAACCATAAAAATACCCCACCTTTCTTTTTGGTGGGGTACATTAACGCTCTGTTTTGGAGGGATTGCAAGGCTTTTCTCGGCGTTTGTGTCTTTCTATCAAAACAATTTGTACCGGCTTTCCGACCTGCTTGGCATAGTCGATGGTGAATTTTGTACCCCTCGATTCGCCGTCCCATATAGCCACCACCAGATCCGCCGCTTCCACAATGAGCACGTTCCGCTTAATCGGAGCCGCCCGGCCATGCCTTTTGTAATCCGGCTTAAAAATCACCTTCGGAATATTGTTCTGATCCGCCCAGCGCTCCGCGAGTGTGTCGACTCCCCTTGCACCGCCCGATACAATTTCGGTTGTATTTGCGGGTATGTACTTTGCAATATCCACCATCAGATTCCTTGATCCCACAATGGCTACTCTCATATTAACACCTTCTCGCAGAATATAGTGTACTCTCCGAGAGTACATCTACAACATCATACCACGATTTGTACTTAAAATGAATACATGGTTTGACATTTTAAGTACAAAGGGAGTAGAGAGAGGGCGATTAATGATGAAAAACAAGAAACACCATATCGGAATACGCCATGACGATGAGGAGCTACACTACAAGCTCCATTTTATTGCCAAGTATGAAGGCCGCACCGCAAATGGCCATATCCTGTACCTAATCCGCAAAAACATTGCGGAGTATGAGGCAAAGAACGGCGAAATCAAAATGCCGCCAGAAAATAAATAACCTTGCCACGTCGCAGCAAGGTTATTGTATCGCAGCCGTTCGTCTATCCGGAATATCGCTTATTCCGCATCCGTTTCGTTTTCTGTGCGCTGGCCGCTCTCTGCTTTTGGCGGCGTGCCGTTCTTGAAGGCGCTGTTGCCCGAAAGGTTTTTTAATAGGATTTTTCGGGCGCTTTTATATTCGTCGCCCATGAAACCCAGCCGCATGAGGAAGACCCGGAAGGAGAACTTTTCGTTCTCCACGGTTTTTTCTTTTGCGTTGACACGTTTCTGCTCCTTGGCCGCCGAGCAAAGGGCGCAGACGAGCCGGGAATAGGCGTCGATCTCGTCGCTGGTCGCATCAAAGCGGAACCACGGGAATTTCAGCAGCGTTTCCGTCCGCTCGATGGGGAGTGTATCCGCGCCGACAGCCTTTTTGATGAGTGCCGCCTTGCTGGAAACGAGCCGGTCAAGGTTTTCAAGCGCCGTGTCGGTAAAGCCCTCCAGCGGTATTTCGATGATCAAGCGGTCGGGGCCGTCGCTTTCGGGCTGTCCGTATGCGGGCGGTTCTTCCTCATCGCGGTAGGGGCTGACTCTACCGCCGAGGGCAGCTTCATAGGGAATCTGCGCATTTTCAGGGACAGGCCCCGCTGCCGGGAGCGGCGTATCATATTCCTCTGTTTCAGCCTTGAAATCGTGCAGACCGCAAAGGTCGGCGACCAATTCGTAGTTATCCTCGCCTTCAACCACACCCGTCTTATCGATGCGGTATCCGCCTACCTCGTAGGCGAATGTCGGCGCGCCGAGATATTTGGTTTGCGCGTTCAGTTCTTGGCTGATTGCTCCTACCAGCGCTTTTCGTTTATCGCCGGTCACATTGTAATTGATCCTCATTTTTGTAAGCCTCCTTTGCTTATCTGGTGCTTACATTCATCACTCTAAACCTGTGGGATTGCAAGCTGTTTCTTCAAAGAAAAGCGAAAAAATGTCATCCTTCAGACTGTGGTAAACCCACAATATCGGATACATCCTCATACGCTGTTTCCACACCATCGCGCAGAAGAAACACCCGATCCACACCGCCAGCCTGTTCGGTATACCGTTTCACGATCACGTCGCAGTATTTCGCGTCCAACTCCATCATGAAACACACGCGCTCTGTCTGTTCAGCGGCGATGAGCGTCGTACCAGATCCGCCGAATAAGTCCAGCGCTGTATCGCCGGAGCGGGAGCTGTTGAGTATCGCCTTGGCAACCAGCGCCACCGGCTTCATGGTAGGGTGTTCGATTGACACCTTCGGGCGGGGGATATCCCACAAATCCGATTGTTTACGGTCTTTCAGGGGACAAAGGCGCGTGCCCTCCAGCCAGCCGTACCAAATCGGCTCGTATTGCGTATGATAATCCTTGCGGGATAAAACGAGACTGTCCTTTGCCCAGATGATCGTGCTCGACCAATGGTAACCAGCCTGCCGCATGGCGGGCATGATGTTGCCCCATTCCTGCGCGCTCATCACCACATAGGTCATACAGCCCGGCTCGGAAACGGAAGCCATGCACTGAAACGCGGCCAACAAAAAAGCACCGAACTGCTCGGTGCTCATTTTGTCATTGAGGATTTGCCTCGGCTTCCAGCTTGGATGTTTGGTATCGGAGCCGTAGTCCACATTCCACGGCGGGTCCGTAAAGATAAACCGCGCCTTTTTTCCATCCATTAGCTGTCGCACCTCCGAAAGAGAGGTGCTGTCGCCGCACATCAACCGATGCTTGCCAAGCAGCCAAATATCGCCGCGCCGCGTGATCGGCGTTTCGATTTCATCAAGCGCCTTATTGGCATCAAAATTATCTTCCTTGACCTTGCCCGCCGTTTTGTCCTTAAAAAGCTCATCTATCTCAGCGGCATCAAAACCAGTGAGAGACACGTCGAACCCGTCGTCACCCAAATCACGCAGCAGGTCGGTTAAGAGGGGGATATCGAACTCGCCGCTGATTTTGTTGAGCGCTACATTCAGCACCTTTTCCCGCTGCTCGTCAATATCCAGCACCACACAGTCGATTTCCTGATAGCCCATCGCTTTCAGCACCTTGAACCGCTGGTGGCCGCCCACGATGTTACCCGTGCGCTTGTTCCAGACAAGAGGTTCTACATAGCCGAATTCCTCAATGGAACGGCGCAGTTTTTCATATTCCGCGTCCCCAGGCTTTAAGTCCTTGCGCGGGTTATATTTTGCCGCCTTGATTTTTGAAACGGAGATTTTCTGTATATCCAAGTCTTATCCCTCCAGCCTGACCGCTTTTTCGCCCGTGAAATCTTCCCAGCGCTTGACCGCTAAATCGCAGTAGACGGGGGAAATCTCCATTGCATAGCAACGGCGCTCGGTCTGTTCCGCCGCGATGATGGTGGTGCCGCTTCCCGAAAACGGCTCCAAAGCGATGCCGCCCCGGTCGCTGTGCATTTTCAGGCAGCGCCACGGCAGCTCAACGGGAAACATGGCGGGGTGTTCCTTGTTGGCACGCACCGTCGTCATTTCCCAGATGCCCGCATATCCCCACTTTTTCCGTTCTTCCTTGGTCAACCGTTTCACGAATTTATAGCCGTGTCCGGCGAACGCCGAGAGCCACACATACTCCTGATCGTTGTATTCCTCAGCCTCGCCGTTCTTGCTGAAGGCCGAAATATACTCGTATTGCTGCACTGGCTTATTAGAAACAAGATGATAGGGGCCGACGCCGAAATTCATCCCTTGCTTTTTCCATATCCGAATCCAGATGGGGCGGTACCCGTTGTCGGCAAACATATTCACGCTGTACACGCTGGTCGGCTCGATGAACTGAGAACCGGTGGCGTAAAGGTCGCCCAGGTTCCAGCAGACGATATCCGCGTGCCTGCACAGATTTTTTATCACTGGTTTGATGGTTTCAAACCACGGCTCGATGCCTGCCTTTTCATATTCCTTGCCCACGCCATAGGGTGGCGAAGTAACGGCGCATTGCGCATGGCCGCCGTCCATCAGCTTTTCAAAATCAACCTCGTTGGTAGAATCCCCGCACATAAGGCGGTGCTGCCCCAACAGCCAGATATCCCCTGGCTGGGTAACTGCGCCTTCGCTCTCGATGCGCTCCTTTTCCTTGTCCACATCGAAATCGTCCTGCACCGCTTCCTTGGAATAAAAGCGGTTGAGCAGTTCGTCGATCTCCGAAGCGTCAAAGCCGGTGAGGGATACGTCGAATGCGCCTGCGTCGAGGTCGGCCATCAATTCGGCCAACTTGGTTTCATCCCATTCGCCCTGAATTTTGTTGAGGGCAATATTGAGCGCCTTTTCCCGCTGCAGGTCAAGCTCAACCACCACGCAGTCGATTTCTGCATGTCCCAAGTCTAAAAGGACCTTGAGCCGCTGATGACCGCCGACCACATTGCCTGTGGTCTTATTCCAAATGACAGGCTCGACATACCCAAACTCCTCAATGGAACGCTTGAGCTTCTGATATTCTTTATCCTCGGGCTTTAAGTCCTTACGGGGGTTGTATGCTGAAGGGCTTAACAGCTCGGCTTTGATTTTTTGTATGTTCATGTCCATTACCTCATAGCAAAAAGTTTTCGTAGGGCACGCCGATGTACTCCAGCACCGACCGCAACCCCAAGCCCCCGGCGTCCCATTCTTTCATGCAATACCGCCACAGCTTCGGATGCGTCTTTTGAAGGCGCTGGAACCGATTCGGCTCCGGCTCCAAATGGACGCCATACATACAAAAAATACATCCCGTCCGGATGTACCCCATATCGTAAATCTTGCAATATGGGACGTTGAACCCGTGGATGTATTCCCAGATGTCCTCCTCCAGCCAGAACGAGAGCGGCATGGAAACAGGCTTTTTATTGTCAAAGGCGTTGCAGCCGTGGAGCAGCCACTTTTGAAGCCGGAGGGCGCTTTCGCAGGC